TGGAGGATAATTATGATCCTGCACTTCTTGGTCGTGTTAAAGTAAGAATTTTTGGATATCATTCAGAAAAATACAAAGAAGAAATTAAAACCGAAGAATTACCTTGGGCTGCCTGTATTAATGCACCCAATGTTCAAGGTGCTTACGGCAGACCAAATCTAGGCGATTGGGTAATTGGTTTCTTTATGGATAGTCACGATGCACAGGAACCAATCATCTTTGGCGTAATTCCAGGCAATATTAGATCTAGACTCGGCGGGTTAACTAATCAATCTTTTTCAATAGAAGCAAGAGAGTCATTTCCATCAGTATATGTTAATTCAGAATCTCCAGCTGACACTAATAGAAATTCTTATTTACAAGAGATAGATCAAAAAGTAAGATTGAGAATAGATCCTGATGCTGGATTGACATTTAAACCTAGATTAGAACTAAAAGATCTGTTAACAGGAACTGGCTTAGAAATATACTCTAGTGATCTCTATCCAACAAAACCAGAAAAAGAATATCAATACTTGACATTGACTAATTCTGGTAGTAGAGTAACACTAACAACAGACACAACGAATAATGTATCGTCAATTGAGATAACATCCGATGGCGAAATAGTAATTAGTGGCAAATCAATTAAATTAAAAACACCAGAAGGAACAGTTGACGTTAGTAATTTGATATAAATATTATAAATAGAGTATGACATATCATTAGGCTACACCGCGATTATACCATCGTGTCAAGCGAATGTCAAGCGTTTTTTGTAAAAAAAGGAAAATATTATGGACAATCACGAAATCTTTGTTAGTTTGTTTGACACATACTTACAGGAAAGAGAAAAGTTTCTAGAAAAAGGCGTAAAAGTATCGGCAACAAGAGCAAGAAAGGCGTTGTCGGAAATTGCAAAAGTAACTAAAGAATTGCGTAAAGAAATCCAAGAGAAAAAGACATCATAAACAATGGCACAAGTACTTTACTCGGACTTACCTCTTAACTTTGTTGCAAATCCTAACACGGGTGACGTAAGGGCTGTGTCTGGAGAACGAGCGGTGAAGAGCGCTCTGCAAAATCTGTTAAGAACTCCGGTTGGTTCGAAGCCATATAATCCGTTGTATGGAAGCAACGTTACTGATTATTTGTTTAGACCTGCAGACAATTTGACAGAGACGGAACTTATAGATGACATTGCAGACTCAATCACTAGATTTGAACCAAGAGTTCAGTTAGTTGCAATTGAAACAAATATGAAAGACTATGGTATTGAGATTACGATTGAATATTATGTTTCAGGATTTACACAATTACAAGAATTAACCACAGTAGTAGACAGAGCATAACATGGCTAACGAAACAAATCTAAAAGTTGATGGTTTAGAATATTCAGATATTCGTGCTAACTTACTTAACTATTTAAAATCTCAGACAGAGTTTCAAGATTATAACTTTGAAGCATCGGGTTTGTCAAGTTTACTAGACCTTCTCGCATACAACTCGTATCACAATGCATTCTATACCAATATGGCGGCTGCAGAGTCTTTCCTAAGCACTGCACAAAAAAGATCGTCTGTCGTTAAACACGCCAACACACTTGGATATACACCAAGATCTACTACATCAGCAAAACTGCCGGGCACACTCACAGTAACTCCTAGTGGTACTCCTGCTGCGGTGAATATTCCCTACGGAACTCTTTTTAGTACTATCATTGACGGCACAACATTTAACTTTACAAACACAGAAGCCTTGACTATTACACCAACAACTGGTGTTTATAGTTTATCCGGAATCACTCTTTTTGAGGGATTACCAACTACAGAAAAATATACATACCTTGAATCATCACCAAATCAAAGGTTTTTGATCAACAACACAAACGCCGACACATCAACTCTTCGCGTTCGTGTTGTTAACTCACTAACAGATTCTACAACAAGAACATTTGTTGCAGCAACTTCTGTTATCAACCTAACAAGTGAGTCTCTAGTATATTATTTGTCTGAAGTAGAAGACGGTAAATACGAGGTTAAGTTTGGACAAGGTACGCTGGGTAAAAGTCTGGATGATGGTAATGTCGTTTATTTGGATTACGTTGTTTCTAGTGGAGCATCTGGGAATGGCGTCCTAAACGTAAATCTAAAATCGTCTGTGTCTGGTGTTATTAGTGCAACTTACACAGCTACGGCATTTTCATCTGGTGGAGAAAACGCAGAATCGGTAGAGTCTGTTAAGTTCAATGCACCAAAGACATATGCATCACAAAATCGTGCGGTTACTGCCGAAGATTATTCTGCGTTGGTCTCACAGCAAGCTAACGTGTCTTCCGTTCTTGTATGGGGTGGTGAAGATAACGATCCTCCTGCATACGGTAAAGTGTACATTGCTGTCAGACCCTCTGTTGGTGAAGTACTTACTCCAACCGAAAAACAAAACTTAATCAGTAACGTTATCAACCCCAAGAAGGTTTTGACGGTATCTACTGAGATCGTAGATCCAGAATATATCTTTTTGACTTTAGATGTTGTGACAACATATGATCCAGAACAGACTATTTCCACAGAGTCTAATATCAAAGAAGTTGTTGCCAATTCTATTACATTGTATAATAGTCAAAAGTTGAATCAGTTTTCACGTTACTTTAGATATTCGGAACTGTCACGTCAGATTGATACATCAGAACGATCTATCCTCAGCTCTGACTTGACTGTTAAGATGAGAAAAGAATTTGACGTACAGTTAAACTCGTCGGCGAAGTATGAAATCAACTTCTCAAACCCAATCAACAGTACGACAGAAGGTCGTCCAGCGTCACATCCATATAACGTAGGTAATCAGATCACATCAAACTCTTTTAGTTATGGTGGATTTACAAACTGTTACCTTGAGGACAACGCTGGGTTGATTCGTATTTTCCGTCTGAACGAATCTGGCGATGCACTGGGTGTTGCGCAGAACGTTGGTACAATCAATTATGTAACAGGTAAGATTACACTTGACGATTTCCAACCAACAGCAATTGGAGACGGTGGTGTAACCTTGAGAATTACTGCGGTTCCTGCTAACCGAGACATTCTTCCTTTACGTGGTCAGATTGTTGTAATCAACGACTCTGACGTTACGGTTTCTTTGGTAAACGATAAAACAGTTAGTCTAGTAAACAGGTAAGATGAGTAATCATACTAATAACAAGACATCCTTTTCTATAGAAAAGCTTTTACCCGTATTAGAAAACGAAAACTTTTCCGATTTTCTAAAAGCTTACTATCAATGGATGGAAAGTTCTAAGATTACAGTTGCAAATGCTTCTGGATCTTTTACTTTGGGCGAAACTGTTATTGGTTTGACTAGTGGTGTAACTGGAAAAATTAAACACATTGGTGATGATCATCTTGTTTTAGAAATGTATTCTGAGTTTCCTTTTGAGATTTCGGAAACCATTCAAGGACAAGGATCTAGTGTTACTGCTACAATAACTGATATTGAAGACAATATTCTTCGTAAGGCAGGCAACCTAGTACAAAACAAAACGTTTGAATATGCATCAGGTGATTACTACGAGTATCTTAAAACAGAATTAACTCGCGGTATTCCATCACAAACTGAAACAGATCGTAGATTACTTGCAGAGAAAATCAAAGAGTTTTATTCATCTAAGAGTACCGAAGACGCATATCGTTTCTTATTTAAAACTGTCTTTAACGATGATGTAATCTTCCGTTTTCCGGGCGACGAAATTCTGCGGGTATCTGATGGTCGTTTTGAAAAGACATCATCACTAAGAGTTAGTACGGTATACGATGCCGGTGACGGTAATGGGCCACAATCTGTTGATGTGTTCTCTTTACTTAACAAAACTGTTAGAGGTAGAGACAGCAATGCAGTTGCGAACATCGTTGACATTCGTATTACGTTTTTGGGTGGTGTGGAATTTGCCGAACTGACTTTGACTTTGGTGTCGGGAGAATTTATTGCTGGCGAAGAAATTTTTGATGTTGACAATCCAACACTTATTACCACAACGTTTGGATTGATTTCTGGTTTTACAATTAATGATGGTGGTTCTGGTTATTCGGTTGGCGATTCAGTAACAATTACTGGTGACGGTTTTGAGGCTACTGCAAGTGTTTCGTCTATCAACTCTGGTGTTATTAACACTATAGCTGTAACAGGAGTTGGTCATGGATATCGTTTAGGAACTCGTGCGGTAGTTGATAACACAAACACAGGCGGTACAGGACTTGTCGTAGAAGTCACGGGTATCACTAACACTTATGAAATTGGTGGATACACGGTTGGTGAAATTTCAGAAATTAT